AGAGTGGATTGAGCAGGAAAGGCTGCGCCAGATCAAGAAGCTGGAGGCACAACGCAGACGCTAAGCCAAGGAAAAAACAATGGCTAACTCACTTCTTACTATCGACATGATCACAAGGAAGGCTCTCGAAATCCTTGAGAACAACCTGGTGATCACCCGCAACGTAAACCGTCAGTACGACGATAGCTTCGCTGTCGAAGGCGCCAAGATCGGTTCAACCCTCCGCATCCGTCTGCCCGACCGCGCTCTGGTCACGGACGGCGCTGCCCTCCAGGTGCAGGACGACAACGAGCAGTTCACGACTCTGACTGTTGCTTCGCAGAAGCACATCGGCGTGAACTTCACGTCTGCCGAACTCACCATGCAGCTCGACGACTTTGCCGACCGTGTGCTCAAGCCGCGTATCTCGCAGCTTGCGTCCTCTATCGACGCTGACGTCGCCAGCGCCTACAAGTCGATCTTCAACGCTGTCGGCACTCCCGGCACGACCCCGGCCACTTCGCTCGTCCTGCTTCAGGGTCAGCAGAAGCTGAACGAGTTCGCTGCCATGATGCCGAACCGCTATGCGACCGTTAACCCGGCTGCCAACGCTGGTCTGGTCGAAGGCATGAAGGGCCTCTTCAACCCTGTGGACACCATTTCCCGCCAGTTCCGTAACGGTCTGATGGGCGAAGGCGTGCTGGGCTACGAAGAGATCAATATGTCTCAGTCCATCCAGCAGTTCACGACTGGTTCGCGTTCCGGCACCATCACGGTTGACGGCACGATGTCGGTGGAAGGCACCTCGAAGATCACGCTGAACGGCACCACGGGTCACACCCTCGCCGTCGGCGACGTCTTCACGATTGCCAACGTGTTTGCGGTCAACCCGCAGACCCGTCAGTCCACTGGTTCGCTCCAGCAGTTTGTTGTCACTGCGGCCAACACCGCGGCGGCTAACAAGTTCACGGACGTGAACATCAGCCCGGCGATCTACACCTCGTCGAACGCTCTGGCCACTGTGAACAGCTTCCCGCAGAACCTGGCGGCAGTCACGTTCCTCGGATCGGCCTCTACGACCTATCCGCAGAACCTGATCTACCACAAGGATGCCATCTCGTTCGCTACCGCGGACCTGCTGCTTCCGAACGGTGTCGACATGGCCTCGCGTCAGGTTCACAACGGCATTTCGATGCGTGTTGTGCGCCAGTACGACATCAACAACGACCGTATGCCCTGCCGTATTGACGTACTGTATGGCTTCTCGGTCATCCGCGCTCCGATGGCTTGCCGTCTCTGGGGCTAACAGGTTAGAAAGAAAGGATAAATCACATGGCACTTCCTTCTGTTGGCGGTGGCTATCAGTTCAATGATGGCAACCTCAATGAGGTCAAGATTTCGGTCGCCGCGGCTCCGGCCACGGCTACCGACAGCGCGACCCTGACCGTGGCTCAGTTGATCAACGGCATCATCATCGGCACTCCGACGACCACGGCTGCTTACACGCTGCCGCTGGCCTCGGACGTCGACGCCGCGCTCAACGCAGCCAAGGTCGGCACGACCTTTGACTTCCGCGTTATCAACACCACCACGGCTGGCGTCATCACCATGACGACCAACACGGGCTGGTCGATTGGTACAAGCGGTTCTCAGGGCCTGATGACCATCGCAGCGACTGCTGGTACTGTGCGCGCCTTCCGCGCCCGCAAGACCGGCGACAATGCGTGGGCGCTCTACGCCATCTCGTAAGCAACAAGGCGGGCGGACAACCGCCCGCCTAATCCCTTCAAGGAGAACAACATGCCTAATACGAAGCCTGTTGGTGTTGCCTACGAGGATCCGTACCTCAACGGCCCCACCATCGAAAACCCGGTCTATACGGCCAAGGGCGCGGCGCTGACGGCTCAGCTTACGACAATCACGTCGACGGCTCCCGTTACGCCCGACTACGCCATTCAGGATCTGACGCAGACAACGCCTTTTGGCTTTGTCACCAAGGACGAAGGCAATTCCGTTCTGTCGGTTATCGCCAACCTCCAGACCCGCGTTTCACAGCTTGAAAGCCGTCTTCAGGCTCTGGCCCTCATCTCGTAACTCTACAGGCGGTCTTCGGACCGCCTGTTCTACACAAAGGATCACAATGGCAGAGATTTACCTGTTCCACCCCAAGCACGGCACCAAGGTTGCCACGATGGAGATGGAAGCCCAGTACGACGAAATGAACGGCTGGATGCGTTACGACCCCAACGAAGCGAACGACGTTGAGGACGACTTGCCAGAGCAGCCGGTTGAGGTTAATGTCTTGAGCGAGGCCCCACGCCGTCGCGGCAGACCGCGGGCGTCAAAGGACGAGTAGTATGGCAACGGCTGGCGACATCATCAATGGTTCTCTGCGGCTGATCGGCCAGTTGGCCGAAGGCGAAACGCCGTCTTCCGAGACGTCTCAGGACGCGCTGAACGCCCTAAACCAGATGATCGACAGTTGGAACACTGAACGCCTTGCCGTATTTGCCACTATTGATCAGGTCGAAACTTGGCCCCCAGGACAACGGTACCGGACTTTTGGCCCGACCGGCGACATCGTCGGCACGCGCCCGGTGCTGATCGACGACGCTACCTATTTTCGAGATCCGGCCTCTGGCATCTCTTACGGTTTGAAGCTGATCAACCAGCAGCAGTACAACGGCATCGCGGTCAAGACGGTTACCAGCACGTACCCGCAGGTGCTGTGGGTCAACATGACTTACCCAAACATCGAAATGTACGTGTATCCAGTGCCGACCAAGGTGCTGGAATTTCACATTGTCTCGGTGCAGGAACTGACCCAGCCGGCAACGCTGGCAACCGATCTGGCCTTCCCGCCCGGCTATTTGCGCTGCTTCCGCTATAATCTGGCTTGCGAAATGGCCCCTGAGTTTGGCGTCGAGCCGTCCCGGCAGGTGCAGCGCATTGCCATGACGTCCAAGCGCAATCTGAAGCGCATTAATAACCCTGACGACATCATGGCGCTGCCCTACAGCATCGTCGGCACCCGTCAGCGGTTCAACATCTTCGCTGGGAACTACTGAGGTAAACCATGTCAACTGTTGCCATATCCCAACTTCCTGCCGCGTCTACTGCTACGGCAGCGGACGAAATTCCGATTGTACAAGGCGGCATAACCAAAAAGCTGACCAATGCACTTTTGTTCAGCACCACGTCCTTGGCCAGCGCCACAGGTCTACCTATTGTAGCCGGTACGACTGGCACGCTAACCGTAGCACGCGGCGGCACAGGCACCACGACCTCAACTGGAACCGGCGATGTCGTATTGTCCACCAGCCCCACACTTGTAACTCCAACGCTTGGCGTAGCTACTGCAACGTCAGTCAATAAAGTTGCTATCACTGCCCCCGCAACCAGTGCCACGTTGACTATCGCAGACGGCAAAACGCTGACGGCTAACCATTCGCTGACGCTGGCAGGTACTGACAGCACGACAATGACGTTCCCGTCAACCAGCGCAACCATTGCGCGGACGGACGCTGCGCAGACGTTCACTGGAAACCAGACGTTTAGCGGCCCTGTTATTGAAGCCGTACAGTCCTTGTCTGGTCCCGGCGCCGTTAATATTACGCAACCGGTTACCAAATTTACCTCGACCGCTACCGGCAATGCACTGACATTGGCTGACGGCGTTGAAGGCCAACTTAAAACTATTGTCTACGTTGCTGAAGCAGCTGGCGCCGACACCGGCATTCTAACACCAACCAATCTTGGCGCGTACACAACCATTACGTTTAACGCCGTAGGAGACGCTTGTATTCTTCAGTTCCTTGGTACCGATTGGTGGGTGATTTCCGCTCGCGGTGCGGCACTGGCTTAACCAATGCAGACGCCTATCCTTGGATCAGCATATGTTGCCCGCAGTGTAAACGCTGCGGACAATCGTATGGTGAACCTATATCCTGAAGTGGTGCCGGAAGGCGGCAAACAGCCAGCTTTCTTGCAGCGCGTTCCTGGCTTTACCTTGCGGGCCACGATTGGCACGGGGCCGATCCGAGGCATGTGGGAACATGGCGGGTATCTGTATGTCGTATCTGGCAGCACATTCTACCAGGTCAGCAGCACTTTTGTAAGCACTGCCAAAGGCGCTGTTGCGGGTACTGGCCCCGTCAGCATGGCTGACAATGGTACGCAGATCATGATTGTTTCAGATCCTGCGGGTTACATCTACAACACCTCGACCGGCGTCTTTGCCCAGATCACTGATCCTGACTACCCCGGCGCCTCCGTCGTCGACTATCTTGATGGCTA